CCTTCTAACCTCAAAGCGTCCATATGCGAATACAAGGTATTAACAGATGCTTTTCTAGTTGGGTAAAATTTAATTATTGGATCAACAGTAACTTTTGCCCACTGTTTTTCAACTACATCTACATTATATTTTAAATCTCTAAATGGAATACCTGTAATGATAGAATCAAATCTTTGACCCGTATATTCTTCTAACAATTCCATTGTATAATATACTACAACTTTATTGTTAAGAATTGCATTTACCGCAAGAGATGACAGAAGCCACGATTTTCCGCCCCCTACACTAGCAACTATGATTCCTAAATCACCTTTTCCTAACCCTCCATCTAATAGATCATCAATAATAGGCCAACCAGTTGGTATAACATTTCTACTATTTTCTTTGTATCTTTGTTGTATATCTGTCCGAACGTTCAGACCATAATTTACATCTATTCCAACTTTGTATGCAGAATCTATTTTATTTTTTATGCCATCATAATCCCCTAATTTCAATAAATCTACAGATTCTATAATAGCATTTCTAATAACTTTATTTTTGCAGAAGTCAAGGGATTCCTCTTTAACAAAGTCTAAATCTGAATCTCCTATATATTTTTTACAAGATTCTAATGTTTTTTTAATTGATTCTTGTAGAACTTTATCTGGATGTTTATTTATGTAAACTAATAATATATCTAAAGATGGGGGATTTTTGAATTTTTCATAATGAGTCTTAATCAACTTTATGATAACCTTATTTGTTTCGGAATCAAAATAATTTATATCTAATATTGGATTTATTCGTTTGATAAACGAACTATCTAATAATAATGATAAGATTAATTTCAATTGAAACGAATATCCATAATCGCTTATCTTATCGTGTTGTATACTCATGTAGAATATCTCTATTAAAATCTAATTTAATCCAAATGTCTTTGATCCAACTTTCTGGATCTTTAATTAAAGTTGATATTTGATCTTCAATTAATAAACTTAGAAACCCAAATTTATTCAACTTATATTTTTCTCTCGTTAATGAATTCTTTAAAATAATCTCCATATTATTTGTAATAAATTCTTGGTTATGAAGATTCATTAATTTATAATTTCTTTCTATTATCTTAATATTCTTCTTTAATTCACTAACTGCTTTTAATTTTGATTCTGGTATTTCATTAATATAATTAATTACTTCTATTATAGATAATGTTTTCTCAGACTCAAAAATAACTGGCAAGATTTTCTGTAATGTTTTCCTTTTGATGCCAGATATACCATTTATATTATCAGAATCATCTCCCTCTACTATCCTAGCATAAATGAAATTTTCTGGATTTTTAACTGCACAAATCTGATGAAAATTATCTTTTGTATATAAGATTTTTTTTGTTGGGGACCATACCTCCACATTTTCAGATATTAATTGGAAGAAATCTTTATCTGTAGACATTATCATTATCTTATTGTCCTTTCCATAGTTTTTTGATATATATGCTATAATATCATCTGCTTCGATATAGTCAGCTATAACTATCTTTACAGGTAAACATTTTAGATATTCTAACAATCGAATCATTTCAAAATTTCAATGCATTTGTTCTTCCTCTAGCGAATAGAAACATGAATGAGATGTTCTTCTTTTAGAATATGTTCTGTTTCCTTTATATTCTTCATATAGTTTCTTTCTATTCTTTGATCCCTCCTTTCCATCAAAAACTATAACTACATTACTTATTTTAAATCTTCTAATAGCAAATCCGATACTCATTAAGAAACCTTGTATGCCACCCATATGAATGCCATTATCCGATAATAATGGATTAGCAATGACAGCACGAATGAAAGTGTTCGTGCCATCTATTACTAATATTTTTTCAACATGCTGTTGATTCTGAATATTATTGAAAAGTTCTAGATATTTCGTTTTCTTTGTCCTAATCATCTTCAGTTACCTGGTTATCTATTAATACATCATCAATCCCTAATTCAGAAGTTTCTTTAGGTTTTATTATCATTACTGATGATATTAATGATTTTACTTTTCTTTTTATTCTTTCATCCTGCATCATCTCATTCCAATCTTTTGACTGAAATTTATATTCTGAATCATTTAATTCTTCTGATAGATCAATTGTATACCAAGCACCTGCTTGTTTAATTAATTTATATTTCTTTAATATTTTCAACCATGAGCCAGCATCGTCAACCCCTCTATCAAAATATATTTCAAATTCTGCTTTTCTAAGTGGCGGCCCACATCTATTCTTCTTAATGATTGCAACTGTAGATATTCCTACTACTTGGTCGACCCCGAATATATCCGCCTTAATCTGCCCTGCTTGTTTAAATCTAACTCTTACTGAAGAATGAAATCCTATAGCTTTACCACCCGACGTAGTATTATGATGCAGTCGAGTATTTGCGTAATAATTATGATTATCTGCAATTTGGAAATCGGTAACCAGAATTGTTTCATTAACGGGGGTAAAATCCGGATGTTTGTTTGCCGATATTATTTTATTATCCTCGATAATTTTATGATTGGCAGTGCATTTAATTTTTCCGTCTGTATAGTGAATATCAACCGAAGGTTTAATGATAAAATATTCTATTAATTTATACTCATTATTATTTGTTTCTAAATTTTTTCCTAATATCTCAATTCCTAAATCCTCAATTGAATATTCCATTGGGGTTTCAAAATCATTTATATTTAAAAATCTTTCTGCAAATTCTGCTATTGTTAATTCTTCTTCAATATAATTCATTTTTTATAATATTTTTAATTGTATCTATGTTATTTTTTATATCTGTTTCCCAAAAATTTAAATATATATAACCATTTGCTTCAAATATTTCTTTGCGTTCTTGGTCCTGTTTCCATTTGTCTTTTGCTAATATTTTCTTAAATAACAGTTTATCGCCACTAAACAAAGTCGGATTAGCATGCCAATAATCTCCGTAACATTCTATAATTATCTTTTTATCGGATATGTAAAAATCGGGTATATATGCTCTTTTATTAGGGGAAAAAACAAACAATTTTTCATATTCCCATTTAATATTAAATTCGTTTAATATTGTACCCATTATAAATTCTATATAATTAACTTTATATCCAGAAATTTCGTAATTCTTTGTATATGTTGGTAGCATACGTAATACCTTTTCGGAATCATTTTGCTTAGCTTCCCTCCACATTTTTTTCGCCGCATTGGATATTTTTTTAATTCTAATAGGATTTCTTTGTTTTTTTAGCATTTTATTTCTAAATTCAATATCGTTTTTATATCGTTCAGATAATGCAATGCCAGCATTTTTCCAAGAGCCTTTTTTTATTTTATCATTAATGTATTTTTTTCTCCATTCTTTATCCTGCCAATTTTTTCGAAGTCGGTCGCCGGAAGCTTTTGCATTCCTTCTTGCTGATTTACATAATTTTTCCCTTACCTGTTCTTGTTTTATAGAAGGCACATGCCATAATTCCCATTGTTTGTTGCTTAGTTTTTGTGCAATTGAATTTATACATTTAATTATATTATCATGTTCGGTGGGTGTTACTTGATATGTTTCTAAATACCACTGTAATATAGTTGTTTTTGCAAATAACTTTCTTCTTTCATTAAAAACTATTTGTGCTAAATACTTATCATCTAAATAATGTACATAAAATTCTAATTGAGCTCCTGAATATGGTATTTTTTTATTTGCTAGATCAATTTTATATAATGGTGGTTTTGTTTTATATTCTGTTTTTAATGTAATTTTAATATTGGGAATATCTTCTTTCCAAAGTAATGTCACATCAAAAAACTTAAATATTATCTCATTATTAATATTCATTTTTCCTCCTCATGTTATTAATTTATCTAATATAAATTAATTACAAGAGGAGGAAAAAATTAATAAAAATTTTTTATTTATTTTTTAATGAATATCGAATTTTAATTTTGGTTGTAAATGGGTCAACACATTCTGCATCTCCGAACATAACCCCTAATTTTTGCCGTAACTGATTGGTTATGATTAACAATGCATTTTCCCTTCCAATAAGATTAGTAATCTTTCTCATTGCTTTTGATAAGATAATTGCTTTCGAAGTTGACCATCCATCCTTACCATAATCAGAATCCAATTCTTGCTCAGTGGTTGCCCCTGAAGCTGAATCTAATACTATAGTTACTAATCTTTTCTTACTTACTTTATTTATTTTTTCTAAAATAGATTCTATTGTTTCAAAACAATCTTCAATTTTTTCTAATTGTATATAAAGAAGTTTTTGAGTATCTAAACCTATTGCTTCTGCAAAATCAATATTAAAAGCATTTTCAGTGTCAATAAATACTCCCAGCCCCCCTTTTTGTTGAGTATTTTTCAATGCGTGTAAACACATTAAAGATTTTCCACTTGCCTCCATACCTGTAAGTTCTACAATGCGGCCAACTGGCCACCCCCCACTTTCTCTGTTAGAAACTGCATAATCTAATTCAGTTGATCCAGTTGGTACCCAATCCTTGATTTCACTTGGGGCATCGAATAGTGAATCTGAATAAAATGCTACATTATCTCCTTTGAATTTATCATTAATTGATTTAATAATAATATCAGATAAATCATCGTTTAGATTAAATTCTTCCTTTTCTTTTTTCTTAGCCATAAAAATTAATTTTAAAAATAAATGGATCGAGACCCACTTATTTATTTAATAAAAGAATTGTTATATTTTCTAAAATGGCAGATCATCATCTTCCATCATAGTACTGAAATCATTTAATACAGATTCCTTATTTGTAGATTTTGGTGGAGTTGATGTACTTTGTGATTTAGTTGGGATTGATCCTTTTGGTGTAGCAGTATTAGATGTTTCTTTTTTTAATACATCATCAGCCTCGGGTTGATCATTAGAATCTTCTTCAGAGGTTGGTTCTAACCATTTCTTTAAGGCAGCACTTAATTCTTCATATGTATTTTTTGGATAAACCGCCTCTATTCTTGGTTGCCCATTTTTTACAATATTGAGTATAGCTTCGTCCCTTGTTACTGGAGATGCATTTGGTTTAATTCTAATAGATATTTTACCATATGTATTTCCTGCTTCTTGTGGGGTTTTATATTCTACCACAATATCTCTTCCAGTTTTGAAATCTGTAATATCCCCATAGTCTGGATCATTCATCGTTTTGAGTAATTCAGCATATACTTCCTTTCCAAACCCCCAGAATTTTACACCCTTTGATTCTTCCCCCCTGATAATAATAGGAGCATATGTCCTCAGCGCTGGTAACAACTTCTTACCTAACTTATAATCATCTGTATCACCAGTTTTTTGTAGCTCTAATGCAAATTCTTCAATTGGATCTTCTTCACCATATGTTTTCAACGATACAAAGGATTTCTTACCGATATTGTAATGAAAATACATTTCAATAAACGGAAATTCAGTATTGTGCTGATATGGTACTATACGAATAGTTGTTTCTCCTGCCTTTGGTTTCCATAAATAAGCAGATTTCTTTGAGGATGACTCAATATCCTGTAACTTTTTCTTAATTAAGTCTAAATTAACTGACATAATGTTTAATTTTTAATTGTTAATAGAATGAAATAATATTTGTTGTAACCTGCATATGAACATAGATGTCGACCTATAGTTCATACATTTCTTTAAACTTGATTTTGATTTTTTTGGCTATATTACCATTAGTAAGTAATAAGATATTAGAAAAATCAGACCATGTAACTTTATAATTTACATCTAATACACCATTTAATTCGACTATAAGTTTATTAAGTGCATTAATTGTATAAAAAGTATTAGTTTCTTTTTTAGCATGTATTGACATTGTATTTTTTAGATACAGTTTATCGGGTTTAAGACCAGTAATATTGTAAATGAAAAATAATTCCCCGGTTTCGTGTTCTGGTTCAAAAATTCTAATTTTGTTATTTAATAACTGATAAGTATCTGTAATTTGTTTTATTGTTCCTTGTGCACCTGATATATTTCCTATGGTGCATAACAATTGATTTCCCATAAATGTGACATAATTTAGTAAACTATTTCATAACTTTTCTTATAATATAATTATCAAAAAATAGTAAAAACATTAAATTTTATTCATGTTTTGATAATTTTTTCCAACAGAAACAGATACTGAAAATCGATTTTGTTCTATGATTTTTTTGATATCATTTATTATATCTTCATCTGGATGTATATCGAATAAGAAACTATCATATGTATATAATATTAATTTAGATTGTAGCGGTTTCAAATATTTCAATAATTTCAATATGGTTTTAATATTATATTCAGTTTCATATAACTGTAGCATATAATTCCATAATTTATTTTTATTTTCTACTTGATATTTACAAATCCTACTTGATATATCAGAAATTATTTCTTTGTTCTTTCTATATTTCTTCCACATTGAATTAATCAATTCATTAATCTTAGAATAGAATTCATATTGTAGAAATTCGGAAGATATCCCACCATATATCTGTCGGAAAACTATTTTTTTAATTTCATTATATTCCTCCTCAGATATATGTTCTTTACCATAAAGTTCCCTGGCAGTATATTTATATACATTATCCATTTCAATATCAGCGAATATCGCCATTAAAGACGGATGAAATGCAGAGTAATCAAATTCAACTAAATTTCCATTTTCAAATCTGCTTATTAATGATTTTCTAGTTCCATCTGATTTACTTAGTGCTGCAAAATTTATTCCGTTGAAAGTATTTGAAGGTCTTCCTGTTGTTGTATATAAATTATAATTACAATATATTATAGAATCATTATCATTTTTGAGATGAAACCTATATTTAGAAATGAAATGTTGTTTGAATTCTTGTATATCGACTTTAATTCCAGCCCGCTCTATTGTTCTAAAGCAATAGATTGCTATCTGATTGTAAAATTTATAATATTTACTAGTTAATAATTCAGTAGTTATTTTGAAATTGTTAAAATTCAAATTATAATAGTTCTTATATTCTTCAAAGATATCTAGATGTTTTTCAATGGGGATGATATAATTCTGATATTTTATTCTTGAACCTCCTTTATTATATAATCTATATATAGCATTAGAAGTGAATACCGGCTGCTGTAGATTATTCAACATTAACATCAGATTAATATCAATTATATTCATGAAAAAATTAAATAATTCAGATGGTATAGATTTCTTATCAAAAACATAAATAATTTTCTTTTGTAGATATTCTATAAAATCTGTTAGAGTAATATCATTATCAGATAATTTATCATAATGTTTATTGATATAAACATATGTCTTATCTGTTTCCCGAAAATAAAATATCAGTAATGATAATTCTGTTTTTCTATAATGATAATACTGATCAGTATAAATAGGATATATTAATATATTATCCTGTTTACTTAATTCATGAATAAATTCATTAATATTATCTCTATCTATAACCAACACTAATTTTATTAAATAAATAAAAAATCTTTAATAAAATTTAATATCATGAAATTTTAATTAGATCTACTGGGGTTTGAATAATTAATCGTATATATGGTGCTTGTTCAGTTATCATAGCTAAGATATTATTGTTTGTATCAACTATTCCAAGAATTGGAATCCCATTTGAATCTATTTCAGAATTTAGTTTTCCCGATATCTTCCACGAAAATATTAATAATTCATAAAGAGTGGGATCAATTCCAGTAGGAGTTCCATAATACGCAGCCTGTTGTTTATCAATTTCGATTAATTTTGATTTATCATTTCTTTTTTGTACTATATATCGGGTTATCTTACCTGATTTATAATCATCTAGAGTAGGTACTGGTCTATAACTAATTGGATCTTTATAATTTTTCAGGGTATCATCTTTCAGTGTTGTATATTCATTATATAATAATGATTTTTCATGTTCTGATAAATTTACCACATCATAATTCTGAGATTCCTTTATCCCAATATCCTTAGTTCGTTTAGGTGGTGTATATTTCATCTTCTAAAGAATTAGAAATCCATTACTATCATATTCCCCATTATTATGTTTTGTTAATAATTGAGATGTAGAATAGCCAAGTGGCATATCAAAATGTGGAGTATCTATAAAACTTCCAAAATCGGAGCCACCCCATCTGAAACCATATGATTTGCCCAGGGCTCCTATTTTTTTCCACCTATCTTCATTATATGGAAGTGTTTTTTTAGTATCCTTATTTACATCATTTAAATCCATGGCTAATCCATAATTATGATATGAATGCCCCCCTTTAACAGTTGTTATTATCTTATTTTTATCAACTACTATCCCATTTGCATCTCTTCCTCTCATGTAATACTGATTTTGTGTTGCAAATGTCCTAAATGTTTCATTAACACGCAAATAGCATCCGTATGCCGCCGCAGCATTAATGAAGTCAACTGCTTTATCCCGAATCAATGGATGTAATCTACCAAGTTTGATATTTGATTGTTCGTCCCAAGTTGATTTAGTTAGTGGTTGTGATATCGGTTGTATTACATCATCATATAAAATTATAGTGTTAGAAGTTGGTGGTACATAGGAAGATGCTAAATCTGGGGTAATATCCGCCTTTGCTAATAAAGCTTTATGATTCAACCTCATTTGAGTATCGATAATTGTTACCCAATTATCTGGTGTTATCTCGTGTTTAATTTGAGTAATTGCAAATTTACATAGATCATATCTTTCTGGTTTGTAATCTATATTAATCATATTTCCAAATTCTAATCCACCAATACCATCAATTGTTATTGACATTGATATTGGGGTTATCGGATATGTTAGATGTTGTTGGGGATCTTTAATAGAATTAACTTCCGTAAGATATTTCTTGAGGGCGCTGTTGCATGCAGATGCGGTTTCAGGAGTCCTATTCTCATATACATCTTTTGCAGTGTCTATTAAAATAGTAAGGTAATCAATTACTTCTAATTTTTCGGGGGGATCTTCATCGTTAGGCACATCGGTTTCCCCGAGCTCATTGGCACGTAAAGGTCGTAAATATCCTTTTGTTAAATCTGTTACATTATATCCAAACATATTATATATAACTGCATCAGAATCTACTGTTGCATTTTTTTGTATATTTGATTTTCGCCTGGTAGTCGAATACATTGCAATAGTTCGTAAATCTGGATCTGTTTCAGATTGAAAAGTAATCTGCCTTGTTATAGAATTTACATCGTGTATTCTAAATACAAAAGGTTCATTAGATATATTTTCGGTAGTGCCAATATCAACTAGCATTAATCTCCCGGCATGCCCCGGATCTTCTACTAATTGAAATTTCCATATTCCACCACATGCGTCTGAAATGCCGTTTGCTACCTTATATACTAATTCGCTTAGAGTTTCGGATGTTTTGATACATTCATAGATAAATTTCAGGTTGATTAAAATATTACTCAACTTTATTTGAGTGTGATCAGAATTAAAGAAATCTTGTTGTAATGAATCTACCTGTGTAATATATTTCTTATATACATCAGATACCTTAGAATTATTGAAATTTGCGGTTTGTGCATATACATCTGGTAAGATACAAACTAATGGGTCAGATGAAAATAATCCCATTGTATAATTTATATATTGATCGGTGCTGTTGAGAAATGGTTGTAATAACTTATTTCCAAATTGTTCTGCTTCCTTACATGATCTCGGAATTACAAATGTATCAGGATCTCGCCAGGAGCGCTGTGCTTGCCGAACAGTTGCAGTATTTAATGCAGCCTGAATTTCCTTATCAGTATATGTATCATTTGTTAATGAAAAGTTTGAATTAATAAAGTAATGTTCAAAATAATCCCATGTTACATATACACCACTAGTAGCCTTGGATTTGCTTAGATTTTCGTCAGACCACCATGTTGAATCATCTTTTTCAGCTTTAATTTGTGGAATATATGTTCCAGCAATTGCTGGTTTTTGTTTTCTAGTATCATCTATTGGATATGGTACTTGATATCCTTTGCCATATTTCCTATATACTTCAGATACCATGTTTGGTATTCTTCCATATCTCCCATATATTTTAAATAACATGTTTGGTATATATGCTATTTTTTCATAGATAGTCCATAATGTACCTAGAATATTATCTTCTACTATCGGTGCATCATTGCCCCCTACATTCCTTTTTCTGAGATTTTTTGTCTTGCTGTTAATTTTTGCATTAATGAACGACGATCCCATCGATGTTAATGTTATAGTACAATCAAATCCTCCATCTTCCCTTAAAGATGTATTAAATCCGGATATAGGACCCTGCAATGCATCATAATGCCCACCAGTATTTAATTTTTGATTTTTAATTTTTGTTGATATACAGAAATCGGGCATAGGATCCAATTTCGATAAATCAGCATTGATATCCGTTCCATCTAATTCAATATTCCAACCCCATTCTAATAAACAGGAGATTCCAGGTACCATATATAAATTTTCCAGAACATTTAACTGATCTAAATTCCAACAGGTAAAACTAATGGACGCTTCCCTTAATGAACCAGCAGTATCTTTCGTTGTTATAGAGGCGGATGTAATACCTGGTATCGGTGTATTTTGTGAGATGTCTAAATTAGGAGTTTTAAATTTTTCTCCATAAGTAGATGTAGACAGATTATATAAACCAGAATATCCAGAAGCATATGAATTATTTGCCTGTTCAAGACCGGCAAACAATATCCATTTTTTTCTTAATTCAGAATCGCCATTGACACTGGCCATTGACGTTAATCTTACCCATGGTGTTCTATTAGTATACCAAGCTAGTTTATCACGAGAAGCTGCATGAGTCTGTCTTTCTTCTAGAGATTTTCTAATTTCGGGATAGATTTCAGTTAAAAATACAGACATGAATTTTATGAATTTAATTGTTCTATTAGAAGATCATACCCACTTGTATCAGCCGGAATTCTTATTTGTATTCCTGGTTCTACTAACATAGTTCCGAGCCCTATATTATTCGCAATTGCAATAATGAACCATTTAGATGTTTGTCCATAAAAATCATATGCAAGTTTATCCAACCTATCAGCTGATGAAGTTATAATATAAATATCATCATTAGATGGTTCTATAGTAGGAAAAATAGTAGTTTCGTAATATCTTTTTCCTGATGGAGTTTTTAATATCTTAGTATCTCTATACCTTTTCATTATTTGAAATATATTGTTTTAGAGCTTGGTGATTGATTTCCTATTATATAGAAACTTCCATTTAATTCTATAACCATTGGTTTCTGTATGAATATATCCCATGGAGATTCATCTGGAATTCTTAATGTTAATGATTCAATAAATCCAGGTTCATTTTCTATTACAGTACCTACTGTTAGTGTTAATATTGGGGATGTTTGTTTACCTCTGATAACAATTGGAGATATTTTTTGAAATAGATTATTTACTTTTGCCCAAATTAATGTTTGCTCATCCTTGCTCTGTGCAGCAATCATAAATGAAAAATCTACCTTCCTAGAAAATCCAGTATATATGTGTACTTCATCTGGCCGTCCTACATATTTATTCCCTGCCCAAGATGGGGTTGCTGTTATATTAAACCCTGTTAATGTACATCTAAATTGTAAATTACCACCAGTACCTATTCCATTTTCAACTTTAGCATCATCAAATTTAAAAGTAATTAAATCAGTAAATAGATCGTGAATAGATTTATTTGGATCATATGCAATATCATTTTGTTTTTGTGTTCCTTCTGAGCCTGTTATAATCTTATTATCTGCAAATCCAAATGTTTTAAATATGTTTCGATTTTGAAAATACCCTCCCTCTGCGTCTGGTACTTGAAATGTTCTTTCTTTCGTACCAAAGGGATCTGTTTCACCTTCATTATTAAT